TCCTGGACAAATCGTTAAAGGATCTTATCCTTGGAGCCGTGCAAAAAGTAGAAGGCAAGGGACTTTCGTCTAATGATTTTACCAACGCCTACAAGCAACAGCTTGACACCCTCGAAGACTATGATATTGAATTGGACGAGAGTACCACAGAGTTAAAATTCAAGAAGGGAAATAATGTACTCAAACGCATTTCTCTGATGTTTCTCGACGACGAGGGCACTAAGTTAGTGTATAATAAGGTGAACAAAAACTTAGAGCTAAGAGACAAGCGCGATAACCTACTTACCAGTATCCCCGTAAGCCATTTTGTAAGCAACATTCCTACCAGTATCGTTGTACAGAATGGAAAGATAAAACTAATGTCAGGTAGTGAAGTAATAGATGAAAATGCTATCTCCTATAATGACCTTGCAGATAAACCCGAATTGAATTATTTACCTTTGAACGGAGGTACAGTAACTGGTGATGTTAGTTTAAATGGGGATTTGTTAATTAAAGACAAAACAACAATTCACGTTAGAGATAATGGCAACATTGCTTTTGGAAATAAACCTTTCAATGATTTAGTTATAGGCGAATTTAAGGGTATACAATTGTGGGGGCAAGGTAATGATAAAGTAGTTTTAGCAGGTGGAGGAGTTACAAATCTTTCAGAACTTAAAAATGAAAATGTAAAAGTTGGCGGACGTAACCTAATCACTGATAGTAAGAACGAGCGTTATAAAGAGTATAAAGGTACGGTAGAAGATTATATCTATTATGGTATAGTAGGAGGTACTTTGGAAGAAAATACAACTTATACATTGTCTTTGGAATACAAAAGTGAAAATGTTAGAAGTATTGATTTGTTTTTTATAAACGAAAATATTAGTCAAACACATAATAAAAACATTCCAAATACTAATGGTGAATGGAAAAGAGAGACATTTACGTTTACTACTAATCCCAATTTAAGTCCAAAAGGTTCTATACGTATTGATAACAATGGTAGTGATACAGGTAATGTAACCTCTAAACTCTGGACACGAAATGTTAAACTTGAAAGAGGAAACATTGCAACCGACTGGACGCCTGCACCTGAAGATATTGAAAGTAAAATTCCGCAATATAAAACAATTAACGATGTCCATACATTTTTAGATAAAAATGGTTCTATTCACTTTGGTTCTGGAAGTAATATCTTAAATGCTCCATCGTCTCATTTTTACGAAATGGTAGGTTTTACTCATTCAGATAAAAATTGGGGGTTTATTATTGCAAAAAACATTGACACTGAAGATAAACAATTGTGGGTTAAACAAGTTATTGGAGGAACATACAAAGAATGGTTTAAATTAGAAGATAGAAGTCAAGAAAGAACTATTAATGTAACAGCTTCTACATTTGATATAACTCCTAACATTGTTGGTAAAACACTGCACATCAATAATAGTTGTATTGTAAATTATAACACTATGCCTTTATTGACAACGGTTGCAATAAGAAAAGTTTTTGATGGTGGAGAAATTAAGTTTTCAGGTTCAATTGAACCTATTTATACTGGTGACAAAGTGTTAAATGGTAAAAAAGGTAGTACCGCAATAGTGGATTATAGTGCTGCCAACAATACAATATTTATAGATATACGAAATGTTTAAAACTATGAAAACCAAAATCATTCAAAATCTTAAGGGCAGTGATAAGCTGCTGCACTCTATGGTAGGTAACACAATATTTGTTGTTGCATTTATAATAGCTTACCTACTCTACTCACTATGGGCAGCCATATCTATCGCTATCGGCGTTGTGCTGTTGGTTGGGCTCGCCAAAGAGTTGTACGACAAATTTATCAAACATACCTTCATTGACTGGTGGGATATTGTTGCGAGCCTCACCCCGTATCCACTCATTAAATATATTCAGAAGCTATGAATGCAATTCAATTTTTACAATGGGGGTCACAAAATAAAAAACCAATAGATATGAGAACTCTATACAATGAGTTGAGTGCTAATATGGGTAATATACGTTACTCTGCTTGGGTTTACAAAGGAGATGGAAACGAAGAAACGGTGCATTCTAATATACAAACAATAGAGGCTATCTTAGAAAATGGCGTGACAAAAGAAATTGAACTTACTTTTAAATTGTTAGGAGAAATAAATAGAGATTTTACTTCAGATTTTCTATTTAAGAATTGCCCCTATTTCTATGAGTATATAGGACAAACAAAATGGTTGTATGAAGGTAGAGATGTTATCAGATACGATAAGCAAAACACAAATAATTACCCCTTTACTGTTGAAACATCAGTATCAACCTCTAATACATACCAAACAAACGATTTAATCACTTTAAAAATAATTAAACGATAACAATCAATGGAAAAAATCTTCGTAATTCTATGGATACTACTCGGTATCTACATTCTCGTACTCCTTATGATATTCGCCGACCTTTGGAGCGGTGTGCGCAAGGCTAAACGTATCGGTGAAACACGAACTTCCTATGGCTATAGGCGTACCATTAGCAAAATGGCACAATACTACAATATCCTTATTGCTTGTACGATTGTGGATAGTATGTACGGCTTGCTCTCTTGGTATTTAGAAATCTATTACCAAACCTCATTGTGGTTATTTCCTTTTATCACTTTCTTTATGGCGATAGTGTTATGCCTGATAGAAATCAAATCAATACGCGAAAAAGCCGAAGACAAAGTGCGGTTAGACCGCGCAGGACAAGTCGTTCAGCAAGTGTTTATCAATCGTGATAACTTAGAGGAAGTTGCTAAAACCATCTCTAATTATATGAATGAAAAAGCTGAACAAGCTGAACAGTCCGAACCATCCGAAAAATCTCAAACCTCTAATAACGAATAACAATGACACCAAAAGATTTTGTAAAAAAGTATAAGCCTTTTGCTTTGGAAAGCGAAAAAAAAACGGGTATCTCTCACCTCTTCATCTTGGCGCAAGCAGCGTTAGAAAGCGGCTGGGGAATGAGTGTACCTGGGAATATGTTTTTTGGAGTAAAAGCAGGCAAGGACACGCCTGCTAACAAAAAGCAATTATTAAACACTACTGAAATACTTAATGCTCCAAACTTAGGATATAAGTTCCCCCAAGTGATGTCTATATATCAATTATCGAGTGGTAAGTACAAGTATGAAGTGAAAGATTGGTTCAGAAAGTACGACACGCCCGAAGAATGTTTTACTGACCACGCAGAATTCTTCTTCAGAAACAAACGATATGCTAAGGCGTTGCTTGTAAAAACAGACCCTTACAAGTTCGCTGATGAAGTAGCCAAAGCGGGTTATGCTACCGCGCCTAACTACGCGAAAATCTTGAAAGACGTGATCAAAACCATAGAAAAGAATAGCTAATGAAATGTGTTACTTATATTTTGCTTTTTATGTTTTTTATCTCGTGCAACACTAAAAAAGTGGTTGCCGAAAAAGTTGCTACGCAAACCTCTGAACTCGCTACGGTGGGTTCAGAGTTTGCTACATTACAGCATTCACTACTCACTTATCAGTTGAGCACAATAGGACCCGATACGCCCTTAGAATACACTCACGAGGTAGGTGGTAAAGTGGTAGAGCGGATTACCCTCAAAGGGGGTACGCTCAGTGTTGTGAAAAGTGATGAATTTAAAGTGAGTAGTAGCACAACGAGTGTTACCTCCAAAACCTTTTCATTTACAAGTGCTAAACACAAGTATATACAGCGCACTTCTTACAATTATTGGTGGTTATTGCTCTTACCTCTTGTCTTTTACCTCTTATATAAAAAAAGATGACCGATTATTTCATTACCTCTCAATTCGTGTTAGACCTTTCGCGCATTGCTATCTCTTATCAAGAGGAGAACCCGCGATTTAAGGACACTTTCTTCACTCAGTATTCATTGCCTTTCGAGTTCCAAATGAATGCTGATTTGCGCTTGCGTATGGGTAATTATACCGCCCTCAACGCCACCAAACTCAAGAAGAAGTACGATGGTTATCACGTGTTCGATGGGCGCGCGCGTAAAGGTACGCTCGAAATACTATCGGTAGAAGGAAACTTAGTATCGGCACAAATAGATTCAGGATTTGAGCAGCTGCCTAACTTTGAGAAGAAGCTATGCGACCTTCCGCTTTTGCGTAAGCGCATACCCGATATATACGCTCACGCCAACGAGATAGTAGATAAAAAGTACCCCGAAGTGGATTATAACTTTCCTAAAGTGGTATACCCTAAAGATAAAGGGCAAAAAGGGTGGGAGTTATTCTTTCAGTTTATAAATAATTATGGTTCAGAAGGGTTTATTCGCAACGAGGTTAATAGGAATTACAACATTATGCACCCTATGCCTTACCTGCTCTATGTACTCAAAACGGGATTTGCCGATGCGGGCTATGAATTGGCAGGCGATATCCTCACCGATGAAGATTTCACCCAGCAGGTGTTGTACAGCAATACACCCTACTACCTCACTACTGCTCAACAAGAACACACCCTCACAGCCGTAGAGCCTACCTACGAATTTGCTACGGCAGGCACGTGGCGGTTAGTTTGTGATAACCAACCGATAAGCGGGCAGGTTGCTATTAGGTTAAAACTCGACAACGTGATCATCCGTGAATTTAGTTTTGAAAAACCTGAAACGCTCAGTTTTACCCAGGTGCTCACTATCGATACAACAGGACAAACATTGGTTTTAGAGATAGAAGGTACTCCACAGCCTCAACTCTCTATGAACCTCAATATCGTAGCCCAACACAGCGAAGACGGCAATGTGATAGAGCAGGTAATCAACCCTAATATAGTAGATCTCAAACGCGCCGTGCCCGATGTTACTTTTGGCGAACTGGTGAAGACGATTAAGAATTGGAAGAATTACGATATATTTATCGAGGGACACAAGTTGTATATGAACCGTATTAAGGTAGAAGAACGTACACACGCTAAAGATTTCCGCCCTTGGGAAGTACGCGAACCTAAAAAAACATTTCTTACGAAGCAGTCGTACCTCATCAAATTCCCCGAAATGGACGATAAAGCCTATCAGTTGCCCGTCGTGCAGGTAACTGCTGATAGTTACCAGGTGCTCAATGCTCAAGAAGCTACCCAACTCACCAATGTTACCGAAATACAAATAGGTGGTTACTGTTTGCCTCGTATAATGTATAAAGGATATTATACAGCTATAGCGCGCAAGAGTGGAGAGCAAACTATTGGGATGATATGGTACGACGGCTTACACAACGGACAAAATCACGCAGGCTTCCGCAAAGCCCTTACACCTCCCTTAGTAGCCGAGTATTGGAAAGATTGGTACAAAATGCGAATTGCTGCCGCTGAATACACGTGGAGCTTTGTTTGTAACAAAAATCAATTCCGCCACATCGCCTTGCGCGACACCATTCTCGCCTATAACCAACGTATGCTTATCAAGAGCCTTAATAAATCCGTGCTTGACAAAGAGCATTACCAAGTAGAGATCACCACAATAGCTATCTGATGTACACCGCTTTCACCTCTCTGAATGTCTTCAATGATATCCGCCTCAACGCCTATCTCGACACTATTTACAGTGCCGTTTTAGAAGTCTTCACTACCGAGCAACTACCCGTAGTGTGTGGTTCGGTAGCCAAGGTAATGCAAGGAGTATATTCCGAGAACTACCTCGCCAAAGACATCGACTTAGTGATAGAAAGCTGGCAAGTGCACCGCTATTTAGAACGCCAGCTGCCTTTGCTTTTTCCTAATGATAGAATAGAAGTGCGCCCCGAGCGGGTAATACTCTTTACTACTTTTATTGCTATTGAATTTTGGCGACCTACCCTTGTCAGTCCTATTGCTTATTATAAAAAAACTATAAAATACTATGTCTATTAGAACTTATACCGATCAAGAATGTCAAGCTATATATGCTCCAACATCTAAAGGAGGAGAAGAATATGTGCGTGATGAATGTTATCCCGTTGAGAAACCTCTCCCTGATTGGGAAGTATCACCTGCTACTATCCTTAAAGAGTGGCATCCCTCACAGCCTATACCTTCTACCGAAAACCTTACGGTGCATTATCCTCAATTGGAATTACTCACCGTATACAAGAAGTACAAGGGATTTCGTAACTATGCGCGTATTGCTGCCAATGAATATGTAGAACTCATTGCCCCTACAGGTGAAGACTTAGAAAACCTTATCGGACTGCAACATAACCTGCAGTTGCGTTACAACAATTTCAGCAAGTTACCTGAAAAAGGCGATGTAAAAGTGAAAGTAACCTTAGGGGTAATTGCTACCGAAGAAAAGAGCGGTAAAGTAAACGAGATAGACCTACCCACTGAGCGTAAAGAGGTAGTAATTACCTTGCGCCGTACCGATAAAGCTACCCCAAAACCTAAACCTAATGAACGCCCAGTACTCAATATGGTGCTCAACACGGCTACCAAAGAACTCACGGGCGATACTTCGTTTATCCATACCTTAATCAACCCATATACTCGCTTATTTGAATTATTACATTTTTTTGCAGCTACAAGAGAGTTAGGCAGTATTGTAATAAACGATTTTGAATATCAATCTTTTTTTGATAAAGTTTTTGTTAATAAAGGACTGTTCAATATTAGAATAAAGAAAACAATCACTGATCCTTATAGAGTATTTATTGAATTTGCTCTTTCTGATGAATATCTACAAAATGGAAAGATAGCAGGTTTGCCTATCGACTTTTCAAAATCACAAGTAGTTTCGAAAGTGAATAATATCATAGGAGAAACTATTAGACCATTTTATTTCTTTGATATCAACCTCACTGTTATCAACGATACTACCGCTTTTCATATCGACAAAAAGGAATTTAAATACCTATTGAAAACCGATAAGAAAGAGCGCGCCGAGGGTACATTTACCATTAAAAACCCTAACCGCCTCACTTTTACCATTAACAATGCTGATTTCTTAGAGGTTAGTGAAATTAAAGGCAACGGCGAAGAGGAAGTAGTGGTAAAATTCCGATCTCAATCTTCCGAACTGATGACCGTAGGCGAGCACAAAGGCTGGCTTAAGGTAGCTTCTTCAGCAGGTAGCGAGCAAGTGGTAAATGTAGAGATTAGCGTACAAACCGATGTAGCTTTTGTTACTAAAAACGTGTACTTCTGCCTCGATAAAGAGCTCACCCGCGTACGCCAAACAAACGCCGAAAGCGAGTTTATCACGGTAGCCCTTACAATGGAGTTCAACGGCTATGGGCGTAGCTTTACCACTACCCAAAGCTACGATTATGTTTTCTTTGAGGGTGTGGCAACGATGGATATAGGGCAAGAGGTACAGGACTTTTTCAGAGACATCACTCCCTCATTGGAAGTGAATACTAAAAAGCTGCTCAGCCCCAAAGAGATTTTCAAAGCAACCAAGGTATCGGCAATAATTAAGGAAACCAATTTCAAAGGTGTGGTGTTCAAAACGCATACCCTTACTGATTTGCATTACCTCCCTGGGAAGAAACCTAAAGCATATCCTTACCTTACTCAAAGCCGTTTGCGCTCTACTTATAAGCAGAGCCTTATATCAGTATCGGCACTTACCCAAGAGGTTCGCGCTCATTCATTAGGACAAATAGGCTCTAACCTTATCGACCTTTCGGCTATTAAGGACCCGCTGGGCGTGGCTAATTTCAGTTTTTTGCGCGTTACTGCCGATGTTACCTATGGGGCTACTTCTATTATTCGTAAAGAAACGCTTAGCCTCGAACCCAAACCCGAACCTAATGGCATACCTATCAGTGCACTATTTCAAAACCAAAACTTCTGCCCCGATTGGTTCAGCTTTGCAGGCGAATATGAAGCACTGGTAAGTTACGAGCACACCCTGGCTGACAATGTGCTACTAAGTGAGGACTATAAGGCGCAAGTAAAAACCAAGCGCACTTACAAACTCAATACGGGTTGGCTCTTTCCTGAAGAGATCGAAGTCTTGTGGGAACTTATCAAATCCCCTGTATGCTTCTTGCGTATTGCAGGCGAATGGCTGAAGGTAATACCCATTACCCAAAAACCACTGTCCTTTGATAGCACCCGCAACCTGCATAGCTTTGTCGTCGAATTTCAACTATCGTCTAACGACTAATTCCTAACACCTA